CTCGCCTATTGTATTGACTGATAACCATTTAACAAAGTTCCCCCATTGTTTGCTCCATTCCGAACGTTTTCATGCCAGATTGACAGCGTTTTAACAAGATATACATAATGCACAATATAAAACCATCTTCCAGGTATATTTTTGGTTGTTTTGCACAAAACAAGAGTTATGGATGAAAAGCTCCTAGATAGATTATACCTTTCGAGAACAAACGATTAGAGGACCATTTCTGGCCCTCTGACGGGGTGTGCGGTTAATCTCGTTTCACTCGAACGGTGGCTGTAAGTGCAAAGCTTTTGACGCCGCTTTCATCGTTTGTATAGAATCGAATCTCGCTGTTGCCTGAGATAGCAAACATGTTAGTATTTGCCGCAGCGTATGCCGCTCCAAGGTATCCCGCATGATAGGTATATGATATCGGATAAAAGGGTGCTGGAATTTTGGCCACGTTCACATATCCCACTGTATTACCACTGAATGATATTGAACCGTGAATCTCAACCGTTACCGTGTTATCCTCAATATACATGCGATTACTGTCGATCGTTGCGCCATTTATGGGTGTTACCTCGACATAATAACTTGTTTTTGCGGGGACGTCTATATAGTCGGTGAGTGTCAAGCCGGTTAAGCGGCCCGAAAATTGACCGTCGCATAGTTTGTTTATGTTATGCCCATTTCCCTGTATACCGTTGATATAAACCTTTGTAGTATCTCCGGCGAAAAGTACGCAATTGGGCTTGTTATCATGATAAGCCAGAAGATCATAAACAAACAATAGTTTGCCGTTTGCGACGTTGAAACTGATATCAAAAGTGTCACTTGTGCACGCCGTGAAAATGTTATAACTTTCTTTGATATCGGCAAACTTGGTATTGTTCCAACTGCTGCTTGACGTGTTCCAGCAATGACAAAAACTGATACGGTTATCACCGCCGCTCATATCGAAAATCGTTTGATAGTTTACTGCATAAACTGCATTGAAATGACAATCATACGTCTGACATTTAACGGCAATATTTCCCAGTGTACCATCACCATTGAACAAAAGCGCTTTGTTTAGCGTGACTTCGTAACCGCTTACAGCATCAATGAAATTTTTACAATGAATTGAATATACATTGGTAATGAATGTGTTATTGCTGCGTGAAATTTTTATCATAGTTGCAGGCGAATCATTACCATTAAAACAGATTGCGTTAAAAGATGATTCATAGCCCTTGCTGTCATAGTCAATTACTGGGTTCTGCATGCTTCCAGGGCATTTAAGATACGAATAACCAAAGTCACAATGAACTGGGCCATTTACTTTAATCGTATCAGTAACATAATATGTTACGCCGAAACTATAAAGCGTTTTTTTGCTGGTAGTAGCTGCTGCAAAAGCCGCTTGGAGTGCTGCCGTGTCATCCGTCACGCCGTCGCCCTTCGCGCCGAACATTTCCGGCGTCAAGAAGCTATTAGCGACTTCTGCCGGAATAGCGTCAACCTTTTTGGTTAGCGCGTTATATTTGTTATTCAGTTCGTCGAATTGCGCTTTGAAATCGGCTTGCGATCCTTTAATTTTGCCTAAAATCCAGTCGAGATTGAGATTATGCAAATTGGTGTAGGGCCAATCGTTAAACATATTTTTTACCCCCTTTAATATACTCCGATACAGAATGTGTCGATAAACTCATTTGTTATAAGCTTATAAATATCATACTGCCGAAGTTTAAGCTCTGCTTCAACCATCTGTTGATTTGTAGTTACGCCGATATTGCCATGAGTATGTATAACAGTATGCCGTGTGTCGCCGCCCGTGAATCCTTTATTGCGATTGTCGCCGCCCGTGTATCCTTTATTGCGATTATCGCCGCCCGTGTAGCTGCGTGAATCGTCGCTATGATCTTCGCTTCCGCTGCTATCGGTAAGCTGTAAATCGCTGCTATTGTATCCCGTCCGGCTGTTTTGTATGCTGCCGCTGCTGTTGCTGTTTCCGCTGTCCGTTAGATTGCGGTTATAATCGTCGCTTTCTTTAAGGTCGCGTGTGTAATCGTCGCTTTCTTTAAGGTCGCGCGTGTAGTCTTCGAGATGATCTTCGTATCTGTCTGTATTTTCAATTGGGTTATACTCTGCATCGAGTGCCGCAATCATGCGGTTCCATGCCGCAAGCCGTGTCTTGCTCCAATTACCGATCAGTCTGCCCAGTATATCAGCATTCGGGAACAGCAATTCCAGCTCCGCCGCCTCCATGATGATATTATCAATCAATGTTTCTCTGTCAACGCTCGTCGGAATAGTGAGCGAGTCAAAAATTGCTGGCTGATAGTTATACAGCCCCAGAATTGATAGAGTCGCTTCCACCGTCTGTCACCTCCACCGCAAAATCAACGCCCAGCAAACCGCGAATGTCAGGGTACATCTTCTCACTCTGCGCCATCCCGGCGCGAATCTCGTCAAGCCACATGCGCGCTTTGCTCCGCGTGAACATGTCGCCCCTTGCAATTTCTCCCGTGATAAGCCGCTCTTTTTTCTCGGTCTGAACATTTGGGATGCCGATCTCAGCGCGGAAAGCAGCTTGGATTTTTTGCAGCACGTCCAGAACGTCGCCTGCAATAAAATTTTGCCCGACATTTTGCGTCAGCAGATGCAGCCCGTCGCCCGCTTTGCTGCCCGTGCGCTGGACAACTGCCGGAATACCGCTTGCAATGTTGTCATAGAGTTTTTTAATCGTCTCCGCTTGAGCTTTACTGTCTGCTTCGCCGATGTATGACAGATGTGAGTTGAGAATATTCACGGCTGCACACTGCCAGCATAGAGTCATTAGATCTCCGTATGTGTCCACAATCCCCGCCACGCCCGAATAATCCGGCTGCATTTTGATGAGCGCGCAATCTCGACCGATGGTCAGCGGCCCATGCTGCCGGATAAGCGGATTTGCAACGCTTGCTTTGTTGGGTCTGTAAAACACATTTTGACCACCAAGCGAGCAGGACATCGGGATAACGCCGAATCGGTCAGTGTTTATAACCGCCACAAAACCCACGCCGAGCAGGTTATAGCGGAAAAAATCAGCATCCCACCATTCAGGCAGTGTAAATTTAAACACCGACAAAGCATCCTGCAAAAGATAGCGTTTAAAAAATCTCGCAAGCCCGGTATCATGCACATGCAGAAACGAAGGGTGAATCATGCCGTCAACGCTATTAAGCGTGTCGTAGAAAAAAGGTGGAGTGAATGCCAATTAAAACAACCCCCTTTTAAATTTGTAGAGCAGCCAAACCGGAATTTTTGACGGATAGGGAGGGAGAACACCGCCGAAAAACTCATACCATGCCGCCGCCTGTTCGCCGCGACTTCCCGGCCCCTGCGCGCTGCTGCGCTCGTATTGCCAATAGTACGCTTCGGCCAGTGTTCGCGGATCGTCGGTTGATTTTTTGAATCCCGGCCATGTATAGTTGAATCCCTCATTGCTATACCAATCTTGCCCGGTTGTCGCGCTGTACTCATGGAAGAGCATCTGCACATCAATAGCTGATAGCGGGTTGTCATCTGTTGCAGTTGGAGAGATGCCGAGATTTGTCAACGCCCAATCTCCAATTTTGCGTCCCCATGGGGTCCACTGCGGGAGACCAAAGCCGCCACTGCGTGTTGTCGGAAAATTTGCTGACGTTGGATAATTGGGATTTATGCGACACTCGCTTTCCCAGTTTCCCAGCATCGCGCAAGCGCTATTGATCGTAAACCCCAGCGCGCCCAGATACGCCGCGAAAACGGTTGCGTTTTGCTCCATCTGTGCGCGGTCCGGGTAGACGCGGAACGTGTGGAAATAAGATGCAAAATCAGGCGGCTGGATGTCACTCATAGTAAAAGCCCCCGCGCAAAAAAGATATAATTGCATCGTGCTCTTCAGCCGTCGCCACGACGTGCAACTCCGGGTTTTGACACATGATAAACCCGGATAGGCTCTTGATATTACGCACAGCGCACAATGGCCTTCCAGCTCGTGTGTTGTCATTGTCCACCAAGATTGAAAAATCCGCTCTCAAAATAGGTGGTAGCTGATAGGCCGCAATGCTGCCGGACGCTGACAGTGTTTGTACCGTAGGCGTGCTCGTCGGAACAACCTCATTGATAGCAGCTTGCGCGAAACCGCTTGCAATATTGCCGTAGTTAGACCAGCTTCGCACGCCTGCTTTAACCGCGCCTATAATGCCCTGTCCCGCTGCCGTGGCAGGTGGAGGCGCCAGAAGCCCGGTAACACCGCTTGCAATACTGTCAAACATGCCCATTGTAACCTGTGATAGCTGGATATCAACCCCCACCGATGCAGCAGTTCGCAGAATTTCGCTTGAACCTGCCGAGAAAGTCGAAATGCCGTTACCTGATACACAATCAACCAATGTTGATACAGTGAGCGCTTTAGCGTCGCCGCGAACGAAAAAATCCGGTGCGATTGCTACATCCCCCCACGGCCCATAGTTATAGGTGAGGCGTGTATAAGGGCTGCCGTTGAGATAGCCCCCGCGCGTCGCTGCCTGTGGGTGCTGCGGAACATCCAGCGTCCAAGTGTCTGTGAAAATCGGCGTTTTTGCAAGGCGCTTGCAGTTGACAGGGAGGGTCCACCATCCTACTTTAATGGACGCTTGCACGTCTCCCTCTGTCGGCGCAACAAAGGGGAACCATTTACAGCTTACAATATATTGAAACGGGTTAAACAGTGTTTTGGCAAGCTCGCTTGAAATCTCGCTTGATGGGATCTGCAAATAATCCGTGTTGATAAATAGTGCATCTCTGAGCGCTGCCATGTATGACTGTGTCAATACATAATAACTCGTTCCGCCACGAGCATTGTCGTCGCCGTTGATAACACCGATCACATAAGTGCCATCAATCAGGTTTGAGGTCCACGGAAAACTAGCAACCGTCCGGTCCATTGTAATTCCGGCTTTGACGCTGTAAAATCCATCGGGCACAAATTCATCGTATTCAGACGCCGAGCGCAATACATATTGTGTTGAATTCCCAATCTCCGTGCGCCAGCTTGCCAGCACGTCAACCGCGCAGTCAGCTATCCACAATCCATCTTGCCACGTCCACGATGCAAAATAGTACCGCGCCCAAATCGGAATGTGAATATAATTGATCTGTGCTGGTGTCCAGCCGTCCACCATGTGAAAAACAAGAGACGGCGAAAGAATGCTGCAAACGTCTTTGAGTTCACAGGCATAAGTCACGCCGTTTGCTGGCTTTGGTATGGCTGTGCTGTCTGCCTCTTTTGCAAACGAATACAGGATTACATCAATCATCTTTCGCCGTCTCCTTTATTAGTCGAGCAGGAACACAACGCCGTTTTCGGTCGTGTCGTTCCACCACCGATTGATAAAATGGTGGAATGCGTTGTAATAACGCGATTTTGCGTTAATGGGGGTCATCGTCATCCCCTCATTGATCATGTCATAGCCCATCGCGTCGCGGTCATAGAGCACAGCAAGGATATTGCTCTGCTGTACAGCCTTGCCCTTTTCATGCGCGCCCGTGCTGGTGATCTGTGCAGGTGTGATGTTGATTTTATCCGGCGCGTTGATGTTCTGCCAGAACAACACCGTTTCATGCGGAATCACATCAACAAAATTGGTGTGCCACGTGTCAGGCAAAACGATACCGCCCATCTCGCGCATAAAGTCGCTCAGGATGAGCGCTCTCTGCATGCTCTTCGGCGTATGCCGGATGATGGTCGCGCCGTCAATGCTCTTATGATAGAGCGTCGTGCGCTCCTGCATCCGATCGCTTGCTTTCACAAGTTCCACGCAAAGCCAAAGGACGAAGGGTTTGAAATTCTCCGGCTTGTAGATATCTTGCGCAGTCAGCGTCAAGCCCGTGAGCGTGTTGTATTCCGCGAGCATGTGGCGCACATTTGCGGCGTCCGTGTTAATCTTCGCGCCAATCATATTGGCGATGGTTCCGCGCGCCAGATTCTCCCGCTGCTGCTCCACCTCGTCGAGCACAAACTGCCGCTGCATCGCGAGGAACTGAGAGAGTTCATCCGGCCCGCGGAATGCTGCCTTGAGCTGGTATTCAAAAACTGTCGGTTCCTGCACTGCCCACTGAACAGCGCTTGTAAAATTGAGCTGCAACGCCTTCGGGCGCTTTACGGTCCACTGGTCGGCGCTGGTGCCGTCGGCAGGTGCGCTCGTATATTCCGGGTTGTCTTGCGCGCTGTCAATACCGAGCGGCGTGATTTTGCGAGTTTGAAAGCCCCAATCAAGGCTGTTACCCTCAAGGATTTTGAAGCGGCCAGTGTATGGCCGATTGACAAAAATCGAACGGTTAATAACCGTTGAAATGCTGGTCATGATGGGGTCAGTGCCCACAGACAGGCCACTTTCGGCCATTGCGACAAACTGCGACATATCGCGCGGCGCTGCGCTGATATCAGCCGTTCGGCCCTGCGCGTCTGCCACGATCTGGTTCAGGATCGTGGCAATTTGTGCGAATGTGTAACCAGTTGCCATTACGATTTCACCTCCATAGCGTAATCATTGGCGGCGAGAATTTCAGCCGCGTCTACTGACTGCGGCGCGCCGCCCATGTTATTGATGTTGTTTGCGCGGAACATGCCGAGCATTTCACGCAAAAGCTGCACCGTCTCGCTTTCCTGCTGCGGCTGCTGCGGTCCCGGCTGCTGTACCTGCTGCGGCTGCGGTTCCGGCTGCGGCTGCTGCGGTCCCGGCTGCTGTACCTGCTGCGGCTGCGGTTCCGGCTGCGGCTGCGGTTCCGGTCCCGGCTGCTGTACCTGCTGCGGCTGCGGCTGCATCATGGCAAGAATTTCTTCTCGGCTCCATCCTGCTCGATGTAGATCGAGCACATCTTGCATCGTCATTCTGTCGCAACCTCCTTGATCGCATGCATCGAAATAGTTGTCTGTACATCCGGCGAGAGTTTGAGCTTTTGCTGCGCAATGCTGCCGCCGCTGTCCTTGTATGTGATGAGTACATAAGTATTCACCGCCATCTGTTACACCCCCCGTCTGATAACTTCCACCATTCGCTCAAGCAAATCTGCGATTTCAAGCCGCGCATCTGCGCCGTCTCCGTTGCTCTCTTCGCCGTAGTCCACATCAATACATTTTGCATGATGTGTCCATCCGCTGATGGCCCCCATCTGCACGCCGCCCGTTGTACTGTGGATTACTTCGCCGTTGCCGCAATAGATGCCCACATGGTAGGCGTTGCCCATCTCATCATGATAGCCGCGCGGAATTTCACCGCCGTCACGCGAGACCTTGAACACCCATTCACCAGGCTGAATCGTGCTCATATCGTCCGAGCGATCATAGACAGCATCGCGCCACATCTGATTACTTCCCCGCCAATTTTTGGAGAGCGCATTGCAGTCTTTGAGCACCTGTTCAACAAACGCCTGACAATCAAGCTGCTCATAAGGCGTACCCAGATAGCCGCCAGTGAGAGCACGATCTACATAAGCATCAGCTTTCACCATCGCCAATTCTGAGCACCTCCAAGATTCGGCTGAGCGCTTGCGTGTTGTTGTTAAGCGCATCGGTCATTTTGCTGACTTCTTCCTTGTGTGCATCGTCGCTGAGCCGTCGATCATAGAGCAGATAGCAGCAGATTGCAATGGGGAACCCCATTTGCTGAACAAACTGGACAAAAGTCTGCCAAAATTCCATGGTAACACCTCCATAATAAAAATCAGTCAACCATTTTTGTGCGGATGCCTCGCGCGCCCCGCCCCTTCTGGGGGCTGCATGTGGGAAATGGTTGACTGTTGATATCATTATATTCTGTTGTTGGAAAATTTGCAATATATATTATAGTATCATATCATGCCCAAATAACCACGGAAAATAAGCTCTGTATCGTAACTATCAAACGTCAAATAGTTTTCAAAATATAGCGTTTTCATTAGCCCATAACGCTTGCGCCATTGCTCAAGGCCAAACCCCTGCGGGTCATATGCGCGCGTTTTCTGCGCGGCCCGGCAAATATAAAATTCCCGGCGCGATTTGTGGCGATACATGCCTATTGTACCAATCGTGCAAAGATAGTCAAACTCGATCAATGGCCGAGATGCAACCCTCGTCGGGTCCACATAAAACGCGTTGTTTATGGCCATTTCAATAAAATCCTGCGGCGCGTTTTTGTATAGCCCGGTCTGCATTTTCCGTCGGCTTATTGGACTATCTTGCAATATAATCATTGCCCGGCTCCCGTCAGGCGTGCGAAAGATCATCTGTTTACCGCGAATCATTTTAATGGCCGTGCTCATAAAATCCCAACCAATATAATAGGGATTAGCTAGCTGATTAGCATTGCCCAACAACAACGCTTTCACAGGTGCAAGGCCCTGCAATTCGCGGTTGCGGTTTACCGTTTCATAAAAATCCAAAAATGCCGTGAACTCGTTTGCAAGCGTCCGCTCCGTCGTCAGCGGAATATACTCATCAAAAACGATGGTATCAAACCCAGAAAAATCCATACCGCGAACATTTGCCAATGCTGACAAACTTGTACCCACGCCGAGTAGACAGCCATCCGGCGCGATTTTCCCACGCTTATTCTGTGCGGCCTCGTAAAACGCGACCATATCAGCGGACAGGGAAAACGCCTGCACATTCCAGCCCATATCCTTGTTGAGTCGTGCGAAGGGGTTGCCCACAGGTGTTCGCGCTTTCAAGATCTGCGTGCCCCAGCGGCGCAACCACACAAATTTTCCGCCGCCATTGCGTGCAGTTTCAACCGCACGCTTTGCGACTCCATACGTTTTACCCGTGCCGCGCGACGACGTGACAGTCACAAAATTAGACGCGCTATCCCAAATATAATCAATATTTGGATATCCATTATCAAGATACAACTTTCCCATTTTGTTTAGCCCTCCAACTCCCAAACAGGTTGATTTTTGTAAGCAGCCTCTCATAATCCTCAGAATGTGACATTGTATAACTATTCGGTATCAACGCCACATTACGGGTAATGTGTAGATCGCGCCCATCCACTTTAATCCAAAAATCCGCGCTGTCATTGTAAACTGATATGCTGCCAGCCGCCAGCGTCCAGACCATACCGCCATCCCGCACTCGTCGGCCTTTTTCATCCCTTTTATAACGCCCGGCTGCATCTTGCGCATATCGTCCGGGTTTAAATGCGGACAACCCGCCAGCCTCTTTAAGCTCAAGCGCGCCCAGCGTCAAGCCTGCTGATTTGACTTTTTTCGTGCTAACACCTGAGACAGTCACACCAAGTTTACCTTCACGTTCATACGCATATCGTTTCGCCCCCTGCGTGATAAATCGGTCATAGCCATCCTCCTTGTCAAAAACGCCCATATAATACACCTTGCCATTACGATCATGTGCGAATGCTCCACAGCGTTTCGCGCGATCAACCAAGCGTGCATTCAGATGAGACAAATCAATAGGCGCATCTGTTTTAACGCTGTCTGTGTCATTATAGACAATGTTGTCTCCCGCGATCTGTATTGCCTCATGCAGCGCATAGCGCGCCCAAGCAGTCGTGTATACTCCCCACTGATAGGGGAAATATGCTTTTTCAAGCGCCTGCCGTTTTTCCTCGTCTGTTTTATGCACTGCTTGATAGTCGCCGTCAATAAATTGTATTGACTCGCGTATCGGGTCTTGCGCACTCATGCCATAGATACCATTCAATTTGTTCTTTGATTTCATATACTGATATTGGCGCTCGTCCGCTTCATCTTCTGTTTCGCCGTCAGGGCCGTTTTTCAGCATTGTCTTATCCTGATAATATTTATCGATTACATCAAGATACTGTTTGGGCAGTGGCCCCTTGCGCGCAATCATTGCTTCTTCACATGCGATTTTATCCGCGGAATATTGGCGCATGACAATCGCCAGGTCGATTTCAGTTAAAGCGGTTGTGCAAAGATCTGCTGACAGCAAGCGGCCATTGTCAACCACAAAAGCGCTGCTTTGCGTTTTTGACAGCGACAAATAGGGCACTGGTTCCCGCTCATTGCGCAAGCGCAAGCCGGAAAACACATAACGCCCGACAACCGCGCGCCCATGCCGAATATAATCAATAATATTCGCCATTTGTAAATCTTCACCGCTGAGCCAGCGAAAGGGGGTTATCGGAAAATTTCTCGTTCGCTGCTGGGCCGGATATGCCGACGTTTCATCATATGATTCGACATTTTCAAGGATTTTGCCAACTTTATAGCGATTCGCATGCGTATCGCCGCCGCGAAACGCCGCTCGAAGCAGCGCATATTCCCGTTGATAGGGGAGAATTGATTCGATCTTCCATCTAATCGGCCACAGCGCCGCTTTAGCGTCTCGCCTGACATACCCAGTAGACGTGAGGGGCAACGTGTGGAGTGTATCTCCATCGCGTTTCATTTCCGTCTTGATCGCCTCCACAAGGCCCAATACATCGTTAATACAGTATTGCGTCTCATAGTCGGTCAAATCAGACCAAGGATAGCGCACAATATCATAATCAAAAGAGTCGCCGTCAAGCTTGCGATGCTCGCATTTCATAATTTCCGTAAATTTTGAAAGACTCATATTGCTATGCATGTAGCTGCATCGAAATTCAATACAGCCCAGCATGCGCGCATATATCGGCTTCCGAGCCTCGCGCAGAAACACTTCTTCCGGCTGGAATGGATAAAGCCCTGCCAGAAATTGGAATTCATACGCCAGATTGTGAACAAACATTACAAGATAAGGTTTTGTGTCAAGATTGTTCGATTCCTGTAAAGCCGCGCACATTTCATCAACGCGAGCAAGAAACGTGAAAAACTCATCCCAATAGCGGCCCATGATAACATCTGAGTTTATTGCAACCTGCCACACATACATAAAAGCATGCGGCTCATCCTCGCCGTTCTCCATGCGATGTACAACCGACGTTTCGATATCAAAAGCCGCCACCACGTTGACATATTCCACTCGCTGACTTTTTGCACGCTTTCCGCGTTTTCGCGCTGCTATGCCGCTCTCATAGATACGCTCAAATGGGTAAGTCTCTGCCGTGTATATCAACGCCGAGCCTCGTTATCAAAAAATTCCATAGCCGCATCATAGAGCGGCCCCAGCTCGCCTTCTGTTGACGGCTCATTGTCAAGAGCGGATAAGGCTGCTTCGATTTCCTGCTCGCGATCTGCAAGGTAATCTTGCATATCTGCAAGGACATCTTTCACAGATGCACCCTCGCGCATCTGGTCGGCCATGCGTCGCACTTCATCGCGGAATTTGTAGATGCTATAATCCTGTTTTGCGCTATCCAAAAAATGGATATAGTCCATCCAATCCCGGACATTTGTGGGATTGATAGCGCTCTGCATATCAGACGGCAACCAATCGCGCACACCATCAACAAAGTTTTTGGTTTTCTCATCGCGCCAAAAAGATTTGGCGGCTTTTCTGCGCAGTTCACGCTCTTTTGCGCGCCTTGTAAGTTCTCGGACACGATTATTATAATCCCTGATATACGTGTCTCGCTGCCTCTGTCTTTCCAGTTCACGCGCGCCAGACACTGTTGTGTCCTTACGCGCCGCCAAACGTTTCAGACGTGCAAGCGAGTTCCTGAGGTCTCGCGCGGTTTTAATATCAGCCAAGCGCTCCCCCGCGTCCAGGGGATTGAATCCAGCAGACACAAGACGTCTGCTGCGATCTTGTAATAACTTTCTGAGACGGCGATATTCTGCGCGGGTTTTTTCACTGCCAACCATGATACGACCTCCTTAAAAATGTGGCGGCCTCATAGGCCGCCATAATATCAACGTTTGCGTCTGTGTTGTGATGTGGGCTGCGTATCAGACGGCGAGCGCGACATAAAATCAAACGTTTCCACATTGACTTCATGCGTATTCACACGGCAACCATCACTATCAGTAAAGGTATAAAGCCGAATTGAACCGCACAGCGCAAGCTTGTCTCCTTTATGGCAATACTTACCAATCAGTTCAGCCGCGCCACCCCATGCCGTGCAGTGAAAAAAATCAGCCTGGTCATCTTTTTGCCGACCTGGCACGGCAATCGTGAATTTTGCCAGTGTGCGAGTTTCGTCTTTAACGTTCACTTCGCGGATTTCAGGATCAGCCATAAAACGACCTACGATATAAAGCTTATTCATGTTCTACCTCCATGCGCTTCGCGCGTCTATCTTTTTCATTGTAATAGCGGTTTATAATCATTGTGAGCAGGGCTGACCGACTGATTCGTCGTTTCTCTGCATCCGTGGTCAGGCGCTCCAAGAGCGCAGTATCTATTGTCACCGTTGCGGCTGACTTTCTCATAATAAACACCTCCCGCATAAATCAGACCTTGGTAAGTGCCGCGTAGCTCTTGCCCGTCCATCGTTTGGAACGTGCACCGCCCATTGATGAACGGCAGAACATCGCCCAGAATGTGCCATTCAGGGCGGCCGCCGGAAGGCTCCTGAATGTCTGCGCTGTACGCTTCATGCCCAAGCGCCCGGAATGCTTTGCACACTTCCTGGCTTTCTTCACATGCGACTAAAACAAGCATTTTCACACCTCCACAAATTCCAAATCCCAACCACGGCCATACATGGCAAAGATCATATCTTCGGCCTGTTCACGCGTTGCAGCGTATTCGTCATTGGTCTCTTCCTCATCAGTTGCTTGGACATAGTAAGTGATAGCGCCCGTCTTTTCATCCCACAGGATATCAATTAACGTGGGGACAAAAAAATTTCGTTGTAGATCGTAGCGATTTTCATTTTGATTACCTCTCTTTCATTCGATAAAACCCGCGCCCGGAGGCCATCCCTTCGGAACAACTATATTATACCAGATTATAGTGTAATGGGCAATAGCTTTTCATCCATAACTCTTGTTTTGTGCAAAACAACCAAAAATATACCTGGAAGATGGTTTTATATTGTGCATTATGTATATCTTGTTAAAACGCTGTCAATCTGGCATGAAAACGTTCGGAATGGAGCAAACAATGGGGGAACTTTGTTAAATGGTTATCAGTCAATACAATAGGCGAG